ATGCTCAAAGATGAATCTTTGATCAACACCGCTGGTATGTCCACAAGTGACGCTAAATATATGTGCGGCATGTCATACATGAAAAATCGCCCAATGCTTAATGAAATGGCAGGTCAATTGACCGAAAAACAAAAAACTCTTCCTCCCGCTCTTCAAAAAGCTATTCTAAAAAGAATGCAAAAGAAGGGCAATTTAAATGAAGAGGGTAAAAAGGAAGCAGGTGAATCACCTGAAAGCGAAAAATCCGAAGCCGCTCAGATAGCTGTTTTCCCAGAAATCCCCGCTCCCCCATCAGGAAACATTACTCCAGATGCAGCTATAGAAGGTTTGAAAATAGATGAAAATCTAAAAGCAGAGCAAGAAAAATCTGCTCCTAAAAACCCAGGATTACAAAGTGTTACGTTTGATCCAAAAGCTTAAAAAATAAAAACTTTAAAAACCGCTGGGAAACCAGCGGTTTTTTTGTTGACTTATATCCTCACTACTGTATCTTCGTGATGTGGATAAAGAGACTCCTAAAAAGAAAAGAACAAGAAAAAAAAGTTTTTATCTTATTGATGTAATCGAAAGATGCGTAAAAAATCATAAAGGTCAACCATCAGCTTTTTGGACAAAAGAAATGACTTTTCTTAAAAAGCTCATGAAGCAGTATCCAAATGAAGAATTTTGGAAAAAAACTTCTTTAAAACCAGTATCATCACTTGTAGCTTTTTTAACAAGCGAAGTTGATTATATCAAATTAAAGTATTCTGAATTCAATTTTCAACCTGAATTGAAAAATGAAGAAATAAAACTTGGCGATAAGGTTGGTGAAGACTACAATAACTCAGTAAAACCAAAAACAATTAAAAATTTCTTAAAATGAGTAAAAAGAATAATAAAGAAGAAGTGGACAGCAGTAAGATTACAACATCTCAAGATCAACTAAAAAGTTTCTTGAAGCAAAATAAAGAATCTCATTATAATTATGAACCAACTATAGATTATAAGGTTTCAAGCGGCAGTCTTTTGCTTGATTATTTTCTAGCTGGTGGTATTGGCACTGGATTGCATCGATTCTGTGGAATCAATGAAGGCGGCAAAACGAGTTGCGCTCTTCAGTTTATGAAGAACTTCTTAGATCAACCTAAGAAGCGCAAAGGATTTTATATCAAAGCTGAAGGTCGATTGAGCAATGAAATGATCACTCGCTCTGGAGTTAAGTTCGTATTTAATGAAGAAGAGTGGGTTGAAGGTACATGTTTTGTTTTTGAATCGAACATTCATGAAACCGTATTTGATGCAATGCGAGAACTGGTTGGTAAGAATGATGAGAAGATGATGTATTTCTTTCTTCTAGATTCTGTCGATGGTTTGATTAGAAAGGGCGATCTTGATAAAACCTTCGAAGAGTCGCAAAAGGTTGCTGGCGGTGCAGTAATCGCAGCAGATCTTATGAAGCGCATGTCTATTGCTCTGCAAAAGCGTGGACATATCGCAGTATTTATTTCTCAAGTTCGTGCTGATATCAAACTTGATCCATATAGCAAGGCTCCAATTCGTCAAACTACTGCCACAGGTGGCAACGCTTTGTTGCACTTTGCTAACTGGATTTTTGAATTTGATGCTCGTTTTAAGGGTGATCTAATTCTTGAAGATCCTAACGCTTCTTACGATGAGCAAAAGAATCCATATCTTGGACACTTTGTGAAGATCGTCGTAAAGAAATCTCCAAATGAAAGAACTAATTGCACTATTCGATATCCAATTAAATATGGAAGAAAGAATGGTACTTCTAATTGGGTAGAAAAGGAAATTTTTGATTTTCTAACTATGTGGGAGATCGCCATTAAGAAAGGCGCTTGGATTAGTTTTGACGAAGAGTTTCTTAACACTTTGAAGGAAGCTGGTTTTACAGAATTTCCCGCTCAAATTCAAGGAGCAGCAAAGTTCGAACAAATTGTAAACGACAATGAAAAACTTAAGAATTTCTTTTTTAAGTATATTAGCGAAAACCTATTAAATTTTGGCGATGGAATTTCTATCTCTGAGTAATAAGAAAAGACGCTGCAAAAATGCTCGCAATTATTTAATTAATTGGAGCATGGATAGCCGTAGTAAATTTCAAACCGAAGCTAAGAAATTTTTACGAAACTATTGGCAGCACAACATTGTGTTCGAAGAGTTTCCTATTGTAGGAACTCGTCTTACCTTGGACTTTTATAACGCTAATAAAAAAATAGCTATAGAAGTTCAAGGTAGGCAACATACTGGTTTTGTTAAATTCTTTCATGAAAACAGAATGAACTTTCTTCATCAATTAAATAGAGATAAGAAAAAAGAACGTTTTTGTGAACTTAATGAAATTACACTTGTAACTATATTTGAAAATGATATAATAAATAAAGACCTTTTCGAAAGTCAAGGTGTAATATTATAACATGAAGAAGGACTCTCAATCAGAGAATTTTAAACAGTTTAAAATTCCTGAAAACTATTTTAATAAACTCTATGAGTTCAGTGGGTCCGATGAATCCTCCAAAGGATTTATAGTGGCTTATGTGTCTCAAGATGGATGCCCCATGATTTATACCAAAGTGGCTAATCCAATCGTAGAAATGGGCCTAGTGAAGGCTTTAGAAAAATATTTAGACGAGGTAGACAACGAGCAAAATTCCATTGACATGACTGATGAGCCGTGATAATGTCCGCTCGGAATGATTTATTCGTATGATTTAGAGACTCAGTTGCTTGCTGGACTGATTAAATATCCAGAAAGATACGCCGATGTCGCATCTTTCATTACAGAAAGAGATTTCTGGAGCGAGAGTTCTAAAATAAATAGAACTATCTTTTGCGTACTTCGTCAAACCATAGACAATGGTGAAAGAATTGACGACGTAGTTATTTCTCAAAGAGTAAAGAATTTTGGAGTAACTTTTGAAGACAATATTAATCCATCTGATTATATTGAATCTTTATCTCTTAAAAAGATATCTCCAGAATCTATTACAAGTGTTGCTAAAGAATTAAAGAAATACACCATTCGTCGTGAGATCGCGATGTGTGGAGCAGACATTAACAAGAAGATGAAGTCTATATCTCCATCTTCTGATTACAACGTTATCATCGAAACCGCTGATAAACTTTATAATGATCAAATTAATTTGTACGAAACTGGTACAGATCAGCCAGAAAATATTTTTGATGAAATGGAAGCTCTTATTGAAGAGCGTGGGAATAATCCAGTTACTGAATTTGGATTTGCTGGGCCTTATCCGAAAACTCAAGATATGTATGGCTCTCTTCTTAGACCGGGAAATATTACAGTCATTGTTGCACGTTCTGGCGTAGGTAAGACTCAATTGTGTTTAGATTTTACAACTAAAGTTTCTGAGCAATATAAAGTTCCAGTTCTTCATTTTGATAATGGAGAAATGAGCAAAGAAGAACTAATTTTTAGACAGTGCGCTGCATTAACTAAAGTTCCAATGTATCTTCTTGAAAGTGGTAACTGGCGTAAAGCTGGTCCAGAAATTGTTGATAATGTAAGATCAGTTTGGCAATCTCTGAAAGACAGATACAAACATCTTTATTATTATAACGTTGGCGGGATGAGCGTTGACGCTCAAATAAGCGTATTGAAGCGTTTTTATTATTCAAAAATCGGTCGAGGCAATCCTCTTATTTTCAGTTTCGATTATATCAAAACTACAAGCGAAAATAGCGGTAATAAAAATGAATGGCAACTTGTTGGCGAAATGGTTGATAAATACAAACGCTGTATTCAAAGAGACATTAAGAATGAAAAAGGCCCATGCATTTCAATGATGACTTCAGTTCAGTCTAATCGCGCAGGTATTGTAACTAATAAGAGTGCTGCAAATGTAACTGATGATGAAAGCATTGTATCCCTATCTGACCGCATCACTCAGTTTTCATCTCACATGTTTATTCTTCGTCAGAAAACATTTGATGAACTACAAAACGAAGTTGGTTTCGGAACTCATAAATTAATTAATATCAAAGCTCGTCATTTGGGTAAAGATATTGCTGGAGCTATCAATCCAGTAAAACTCGCTGATGGAAGTCTTAAAAAGAATTTTATTAATCTAGAAATTGCTAATTTCTGTGTCACTGAAAAAGGTGATTATAGAGATATCGTTGATTCTCTTAGCGCAACCGCAAATGTAGCCAAGGATAACAATGACGACGTACCTAATCTCGATTAATAATCAAGCCGAAGCGATTGAAAAAACTCTGATCGATCTTGGGTATCAACTTTCAGATCGCGGAAAATATTGGCAATGCAATGCTGTTTATCGTGATGGTGATAATAGAACCGCTCTACAAATTTGGAAAGATACTGGAATCTGGAAAGATTTTGTAGCTAACACTTCTTATCAACCTTTTAAAAGACTTCTTGAGCTTACTTGTAAAGATGATTCTAAAATAGAAGAAATATTAAATTCAATTAAGAATAATAATGATCCTTATATAGAATCAACTAGAACACCTAAAATGGAATCAGATCAATTTCTTGACCATAGCGAAATAAAAACTTTGCTTCCGCATTATGACTTTTACAACAATAAAGGCATAAGCTCTAAAACTCTTGAGCTATACCAATCCGGTTTTTCCATGTCTGGAAAAATGAATGGGCGTTTTGTATTTCCTATATTTGATGAAAATAAAAAAGTAATTGGCATTAGTGGCAGACATCTACTGTGGAAACCTAACCATGTTGCTCCCAAATGGAAACACATAGGCAGAAAAGGTAATTGGATATATCCAATAAATCTTCAAGGTGAAGATAATAATATATTCAGAAAGACTATTGAAGAGAAACGCTCTATAATTCTTGTTGAAGGTATTGGCGATAGCTTGGCTTTATCTGAACAAGAATATTATAATCATCTTGTAGTTTTTGGTCTAGAGATTAGTTCAAAGCAATTGTCTTATTTAATGTCTTTATCTGTTGATGAAGTAATTATATCCACTAACAATGATTCAGATAAAAGCGACAATCGTGGCTTACAAGCTGCTATTAAAATATTTCTTAAACTTATCAAATATATTGATATTGATAAAGTTAAAATAAAACTTCCTATTTGCAAAGATTTTGGTGAAATGCTTGAAAAGAATATTTCTATAGATAGATGGCAAAGCAAGAAAAGAGATAGAATAACTCAAGTAGAATACATTCTTAATTATGTATATAATAACGATAAGGATAAAAAGACAATTTCTATTCTTAAAGATTATTTAGAAAGTCTAAAGCTTTGAAGGAAACATTATCAGCTAGTAAAATCAAGACGCTAAAATCCTGCTCATGGCAGTATTGGTGCAAGTATGTTTTAAAGTTGCCAGATAAAACAAATTCTGGAGCTTTAATTGGCGATACTGTACATATCATTCTTGAGTGTCTTGGTCTAGCCAGACATAAAAAGCATTACGACATCATTATAAAAAAACAAAACATCTTCGCTTCTAAAGCCATCAAGAAGATGGTTTATAAACATATCAAGCGAAAGAACCTTAACGAACAAGAGAATCTGCAAGATATTTGTTCGATGGCTTTAAAAGGATTGATGTATGACTTTTTTGGTAAGAAATTTGGCGAGCCAACAGAAGTAATTTCAGAAAAAGATTTTGAGATTACTGTTCAAGAACAAGATGTTAATTACAAGATCAAAGGCTTTATTGATAAGCTCTTTATTTACGGTGATCATGGAGTTGTATTAATTAGAGACTTCAAAACAAATAAAAAGAAATACGAAGGAAAAGAAGTAACTGATAATCTACAAGATTATATGTATACTCTTGCTATTAGAAAATTGTATCCTCATCTGAGCGATATTAAAATGGAATTCTTGTTTTTGAAACAAGACTTGAATGACGGTGGAGTTATGCCAATGCAAGCTAAAGATAAATATGAGCTTCTTGGTTTTGAACATGAACTAACTGGTTATCAAAAATACGCTGATTCTTTCGTTGAGAAAACTGCTATGTCGAATATGGCAGCAAATCAAGGAATGCCAAAAGATGGCAGTTTTGCTGGAAAACTTTTATGTGGTTTCGCCAAACAACCCAATCAAATCAAAAAAGACGGCACTCCAATGTGGTACTGCACTTATAAATTTGGATTTGATTATTTTGCAATTGTAGATAAAGATGGTAAAGTTAAAAAGTCAGCATTCACTAAAAAAGAGTTGCAAAAAATTAAACTCCAAGAAGGGGAAAAATTAATAAAAAACAAGTACGATGGATGTCCATGTTTTAAACCTAAACCTGTTGAAACTCCTTTCGATTCTGACGCTTTCGACCTTGACAAGTTCTAGTCTTTCCCTAGAATGTTGACAACATGCTACCATTGTTTAAATCTCATTTCAGTATAGGAAAATCTATTCTGACTTTAGACGATCCCAAAAAAGTCACTGAAGGAGGATCAGATAGCGTATTTAAGATCGCGAAAGATAACAATCTCAAACAAGTTATCTTAGTCGAAGATTCGTTGATTGGCTTCTTTGAAGCGTACAAGCGTAGCAAAGAAATGGGTATTCAATTGATATTCGGTCTTCGGCTGTCAATGAGGAATTCTGCTCTTCCAGAAGACGAAGGCAGTCAACATAAAGTAATCGTTTTCGCCAAGGACGATATTGGATGCAAGTTGCTTAATAAAATCTATTCAAGAGCATTTTGCACTAATTCTGGATTTTTAAGTTATAGTGACTTGAAGGAGTTGTGGAACGAAAATTCTCTCAAGCTTGCTATTCCATTTTATGATTCATTCATTTATATAAATAATCTGTCTTTTGGTAACGCTGTTCCAGATCTTTCATTTACTAAAGCTAATTTATTTTACGAAGATAATTCTTTAGCGTTAGACTATATACTTCAAGAGAAGGTGAAAGAATTCTCTATTAACAACGATATGCCAATGGTTAAAGTTCGCAGTATTTATTACAATAAGAAATCTGATGTTAAAGCTTTCATGGCTTATAAGATAATTTGTAATCGATCTTTTGGCAAAGACCGCTCACTAGAAAAACCAGAGTTGCCTCATTTTTGCAGCGATAAGTTTAGCTTCGAAGCTTGGAAGGAAGAAAATGCTACGATTTAATAAAGAACAAAAATATATTTGTTTCGATTTCGAAACCTGCCATCTCAATTTGCTTGATGATAGCAATAAGCCTTGGCAATTAAGTTATCTTATCGCTCAAGGAAGCAATATCATCAAAGAGGTTGACAACCATATCTATTGGCCTGATCTAAAAATTTCTGAAGGAGCGAAACTTGTAACTCATTTTGATGAGAGGAAGTATCATTCATTAGCCGCCGATCCAAAAGAAGTTCTGGAGGCTTTTGAAGATTATATTTATAACGATAATTATCTCATAATTGGACAAAACTTATTAGGTTTCGATGTATACGTTCACAATACATATCGAAGACTAATGGGCAAGAAAAGCGATTTCTCTTACGTTAAGAGAATTATAGATACAAACTGCATAGCTAAAGCTATTAAAAAGAATCTAAAACCTCAAAGAGATTCTGATTTTACTTTTTGGCAGTATAGATTAAATGATTTTCGCGAAAAGGGATTAAAGACAAGCATTAAAACTCAATTGAAAGAATATAAGATTGACTTCGATGAGAACATGCTCCACAATTCCATGTACGACGTTCAGATGAATTTTAAGATTTTTCAGAAGCAGCTTTGGCAAATTGAAATATGAATTTTTTACAAGACATTAAAACCTATGATAACGCCATGCTTCCCGGCGTTCGCTTGCCTCAGATTTCTATTGAAGGCAAATACTATGACTTACTGAAGATTCCTATCTCTTCTGATAACTTTACTTTCCTAAAGACTCTTTGCTATAGAAGTTTAAATAATTTAGGATTAAACAATAATCAATATGTTGAGCGTATGGAGATGGAATTGGAGATCTTCAGAGAGCTTGATTTCGTTGACTATGTACTTCTCAACTGGGATATTCTTAATTACTGCCATGAGAATAATATTCCAACTGGTGCTGGTCGTGGTAGTGCTGCGGGTTCTTTGGTTTTGTTTATCGTGGGTGTTACGAAAGTTGATCCCATAAAATATGAACTATTCTTTGAGCGTTTTGTCAGCCGTTCTCGCGCTAAGAAGATTATCAAAGATGATATTACTTATCTTGATGGTTCTCTTCTTCCTGACGTAGACAACGATATCAGCTACGATAGACGCGCAGAAGTAATTAAATATATTGAGCAAAAACATCTTGGTAAAACATCCAAGATCTTAACTCTTAACACTCTTTCTAGTAAGCTTTGTATTAAAGAGTGCGGTAAAATCGTAGGTGGCTTTTCTGAAACGGATGTCAATGAAGTTAGCGATAATATTCCAAAGCTTTTCGGGAGAGTGTTTGAACTAGAAGAAGCTTACAAAGAGAACGATAAATTTAAAGCTTGGGTAGATCAAAATAGATTTGTATTTGAAATTGCTAAAAAGATTGAAGGATTGAACAAGAATACTGGTGTTCATCCTTCAGGTATTGCTATTTCTTATTACAAGATAGAAGAAGTCTGCCCAGTTCAAAAGACTTCTGATGGCGATTTAGTTAGCGGCTATGATATGAATTATGTAGCTGAACTAATGGTTAAGTTCGACGTTCTTGGTCTTAGAACTCTCACCGTAGTTAGCGAGGTTTGTAAGAGACTTAATATTGAAATGACTTCTATTGATCCAGAAGACCCTTTCATTTATGAAAGCTTTCAGAATCTTCGCACTCCACAAGGGTTGTTTCAAATCGAAGCTGAAACTAACTTTAAAGTATGCCGCAAAGTTAAGCCAAAGTCGCTAGAACAGCTTAGTGCGGTAGTCGCTATCGCTCGTCCCGGTGCATTGGACTTCGCAGATCAATACGCCACATATTCAGCTTCAGGAGTATTTCAGCTTGTTCATGACTTCTTTAAAGAAGAGCTTTCGTATACAGGTGGCATTCCTCTTTATCAAGAGCAGTTGATGAAAATGGCCGTGCGTTTAGGTTTCACTCTTGATGAATCAGAGCAATTGCGTCGTATCGTTGGTAAAAAGAAGGTTGATCAAATGCCAGCATGGCAAGGAAAGATTCGTCAGAAAGTGGCTGAACAGAATCTTGATCCTGCGATTGGCGACGTATTATGGAAAGTCGCTGAAGATTCAGCGAACTATTCTTTTAATAAATCCCATTCGATCTCTTACGCCATTTTGGCCGCATGGACTGCTTATCTTAAATTTAAGTATCCACATGAATTTTTCTTAGCTCTACTTCAGCTATCTAAGTATGAGCCTGATTCACATCAAGAAATCAACAAGATTTCAAAAGAGTTAGTGTATTTTGATATTAAGCTTTTACCACCTGATCTTGCAAAGTCTGCATTAGATTTTAAGATTGAAGATGGCAACATTCGTTTTGGATTGAATTCTATTAAGGGTGTTTCTGAAAAGACATTGCAGTCACTTCAGAATTTTAGAGAGACTAATACTCCAACAAAGTTTGATATTTTCATAGCTGCAAAACAAGCTGGAATTAATATTGGTTTGCTTTCTTCTTTGGTTCAGGCTGGAACTTTGAGTTCATACACAAATAGGCGATCCCGATTAGTGCTTGAAGCTCAGACTTTCAACATCTTAACCGATAAAGAAAAGAAATTCGCCTGTAGCGTTGGGCCAAAATACGATCATGATATTTTAACTATCGTTAGTGAATGTGCGTTTAAAGGTCAAACTCTAAATGAAAGCGGCAAACCTTTCATGAACGAGAAGCGCAAAATCACATTTAAGAAAAAATACGATGAGTACAAACAAATCTATGAGCAAAATAAGAATCATGAAAAATTTGCTAATTGGGTTTTTGAAAACAGGCTGTTAGGTTACACCCCAACTATTCGGCTAAAGACTATTTTTCAACAATCTGAATGTACATTTACGGATACGATGGAATTCCAATCCGCTTTCAAGGAAGACAGAGTAAAGATGGTTGGTGTTATAGATGATGTTTATAAAGGCAAGACTAAAAAATCTAATTCTACATTTTATCGATTCCAATTAAAAGATGAAGTTGGCAGTATAAGCGCGATGTTTTTAGATGGTGGAAAACATCAAAGATTAACAGAATATCTTGAAGATGGTTTAAAGATACCAGAAAAAGAAAATATTGTAGTTTTCACTGGCAGAAAGGGTGACGATGTGTTATGGATAGAGAACATCGGAATCTTGGATGACAAGATCTACATGAAGCTATCTGATATAGAATGAAAAATTTAAATTTAACACCTAGAGCGCAAAAGCTAATTAAAGAAGCTTATAAAATTGCTGTAGATCTCAAACATACAGAGATTACTCATCTTCATTTATTTATAAGCTTTTTAAATCTAAAACAAAGTCAGATAGAAGAAGCTTTTGGTAATTTTGGTTTAGATTCTTTAAAGATAAAGAACAGTGCCACAGTTTTTCTAAATGCAAATATTCCACCACAAAAGAAGGCAACAACAAAACCTTTATTATCTGAAGGCGTAACTAATATATTTAAATGCGCCAAAACTATATCTTCTAAGTTTGATCATAAATATATCGGATTGGAACATGTATTTTTAAGCTTATTTGAAGTTCCTAATCAAGCTTTTGAACTGTACTTGCTTGATTATAATTACGACTTTGTAAAAGTTGTGGATTATGTTGAGCAAAAGTTAGAAGACGACGACATGTTGCCAAATGTAGAAGAAGAAATAAATGCGCCTAATCAAGCAAAACAAACTTTTGATATAAAGAAGTATAAGGTTTTAAATACTTATGCTAATAATCTTAATACGCAAGTTGTTAATGGTAAAATAAATAATCTGCATCTTAATAAAGAACTTATTCAAAAGATCTCAGAAGTTCTTTGTCGTAAGAATAAGAACAATCCACTTATTGTAGGTGAAGCTGGTGTTGGTAAAACCGCTCTAGTCGAATCTTTAGCTCAAGCTATTGTTAAAGGAGAAGCGTCTGATTTGCTTAGTTTAAAGCAAATTTATAGCTTAGATATTCCAATGATGATTGCTGGCTGCAAATTCCGTGGTGAGTTTGAAGAAAAGATTAAAAATCTATTAAAAGAAATTACAGACGATCCATATATCGTTCTATTTATAGATGAAATCCACACAATCATTGGTGCTGGAAATCCAGAAAATGGCAATGATGTCGCCAATATTCTAAAGCCTTATTTAGCTAGAGGAGAAATTAGCTGCATTGGCGCTACAACTTTCGACGAATACAAGAAAACCATATCTGATGATCCAGCTTTATCTAGGCGTTTTCAGATTATTAAAATTGAAGAGCCTACAAAAGAACAAACTTTTAATCTAATTAAGAACATTAAAGGTGGATATGAAAACTTTCATGTTATAGATTTCTCTGATGAAGTTATTAATTTTATTATAAATAGTGCCGAAAAGTATATCGAAGGAAGATTTCCTGATAAAGCTTTAGATATTATTGATCAAGTAGGGGCCAAAGTTAAATTGAAGAATTTTGTGAAGTCTCCTGAAATGCTTAAAATAGAAAAGAAGCTTAGTAAGTTTATCGATTCTAATAAGCAAACAGTAGAAAAGAAAAAGATTTCTTCTTTAGAAGATCTACTTGTTGAGTACGAAGAATCTACAAAAAAAATGATTACTAATTGGCGTAATAATAGATATCAAGTTACAAATGCTGATATCTTAGAAGTAGTCTCTGATAAGACTAATATTCCAATTGATGATTTAAAATTGCAAGATTTTGATAAAGTCAAGCTTGTTAAAGTTAAACTAAAAGAACAAGTCTTTGGTCAAGACAATCAAATAGAGCATATATATAAATCTTTAATTAGAGCAAAAGCTGGTTTCCGCAATCCAAATAAGCCTATTTGCTCAATGCTTTATGCTGGTCCAACAGGTGTTGGAAAAACAATGACTGCAAAGATAATTGCAGAAACTTTATTCATAAATAAGAATAATTTTATAACAATTGATATGTCTGAATATACAGACAAGACTGCCGTAAATAAACTCGTTGGTTCTAGCCCAGGTTATATTGGATTTGATAAAGGTGGCGTATTAACTGAAAAAGTAAGAAAGAATCCATATTCTTTAATTCTATTTGATGAAATTCAAAAGGCCGATCAAGATGTTTTGTATTCTTTGTTACAAATTCTTGAAGAAGGAAAAATAACAGATTCTTCTGGAAAGATGGTTGACTTCTCTAACACCATGATTGTCATGACAACAAATATTGGTGCTGAAGTAATTAATCATTCTGCAATAGGATTTGGAAAACAGAAATCTGGTAAATCAGACGTTCTTTCCTCTATTAAGAAACATTTTCCTGCTGATTTGTTAAATCGTATTGATGAAGTAGTCATCTTTGACGTACTAGAACAAGAGCAAATTAAACTAATTATCGATAAAGAGCTACAATCGTTTAAGTCAGATCTATCAGATAGAAATGTTAGTATAAGATACTCTTCTGAAATTACTAATTTTATATTTGATAAAATACAGTTCAACAACTTTGGCGCACGACAAGTTATTAAAACCATTCAGCGAGAGCTACAGACGCAAGTTGCAGAAAAAATGCTTGATGCAGATAAAAAACTAAATTTAGAAATTTCAGTTAAGGATAACAATATTTGTGTAATATAATTTATATGCCATTACCAAAACCTTCTAAGAAAGAGTCAGAACAAGAATTCGTTAGTCGTTGCATGGGTGATGATATGATGAATAAAGATTTTAAAGACCAAAAGCAACGTGCTGCTGTTTGTTATTCTCAATACAAGATTCGCCACAAAGCTAAAGGTGAAACAAGTTGGGATGATGTAAGAAAAGGTGATAGTTTAAACATTCTGTAACATGAGTCAACACAATCCATTATATAACGTAAACCCAAGTCCACAGGCAGCAAATGATACATTTGATTTTGCCATGCCTGATATTCCAGAACCCCCTCAACAAGAAAAACAAGAACCTGTTGATAAAGATGCAGTTGGTTTTAAGTTTGGATTTATAGGTGCTGGTCAAGGTGGAGGAAAACTAGCTGAAACATTTTCTCAGATTGGATATGGTCGTGTTGGCGTTATTAATACCGCCGATCAAGATCTTGCTACCATCAACGTTCCAAACAAAATGAAGTTTGGGGATCAACAGGGAGCAGGAAAGAATAGAGAATTTGCTAAACAAGCTTTTCTAAATAGCAAAGAAGATGTAGTTGATTTTATTAAGTCTTCTGTGGGAACTGATATAGATCGTATTTTTGTAACGGTTGGCGCTGGCGGTGGAACTGGTGCTGGTGTTTGCTCTGAACTCGTAAAGACGGTTAAGGAATATCAAAATACTGTAAAGGCAAGTTCTCCTTATGTTGGTTTAATTCTTGCTTTACCAAAGCTTTCTGAAGGCAAGAAGGTTAGTCAAAACGCTTATGAGACATTAAAGGAGGCTTGTGAATTAGTAGAGCAAAAGATCGTATCTCCTCTAATCATTCTTGATAATGAAAGAATTAATAGTCTTTATCCAAAACTATCTGTGAATAAGTTTTGGCAAGTAGCAAATGCAAATATATGTTCTTTATTTCACCTATTTAATCATATCATAACAAAGAATAGTCAATATAGCACATTCGATACAAATGATTTTAGAACTGTGTTGGATTCTGGCATTATGGTTTTCGGTGCAGCTAACATTCTTAATTTTAGTAACGAAGCAGAAATCAGCAAAGCAGTACGCGAGAATCTTAAAAGAAATGTTTTATGCGGCGAGCTTGATCTTTCTACTGGTAGCACCGCTGCTGCTGTGGCTATTGGTGATGAAAAGACATTAGACAGCATTCCTCAAGAATATTTAGATAATGCTTTTAATCAATTAAATAGAACATTAAAGACAAACAGTACAGTTCATCAAGGAGTTTATAAAGGAGCTAAAGAAGGTTTATCTATTTTTACAGCAATTGGTGGAATCACAACTCCATCTGCAAAACTAGACGCTCTTCTAAAAGCTAGTCAATAAGTGTAAAAAATAATACAATGAATCAACTACCTGAATTCTGCACTGTTAATACTGGCACTTCTATTACCTGCCCATCTGGCAAGAGTATTTATGTTGTAGCTGCTACTGCTGGATTTACAGCTTTAGGTCAATCAATAACTATTTCTGCTCCAATTAGTTTTCCATTTCCATTTAAAGTTACCACAAATATAACTTCAGCAACTGCTGGAAGTATTTTTTATTATTTCGCTTAAAAATAGCTAGAAATATCGCAGGATACTCATAATATCCTGCGATATATGAATCTTCAGATTTACAAGCCAAACCCTAAGAATCAGGGTTGTGCAATTAGTTTCCAAATTTCACAAAAGCCAAATAGTGAGCCACAGTTTTATGTAAACTGTATCGCGCAACACTCTTGGAACGATCAGACAAAGACCGGCTCTTTTGCCGAGAGTCGCAACAATCCTTCAAAGACTATTGCTATTAAGTTTAATGAGTTTGAACTTGGAGAAATGATTAACGCATTTCAGCAAAAGACTTCTTATTCAGCATTTCATTCTAGCGAATCAAATAAGACTCAAATCAAGCTCTCTCCTTACGAGAAGACTAAGGGAACTGGCGAATACGCTGTCAAGTATACCGCTTTCGGCTTGTCGTTCACTCGAAATGGCGCAGATAATTTCAAGGTTCCACTAGAGCCGGGAGAAGCTGTTCGATTGATCGCTTTCATTAATAAGTTTTATTCTGTTCTTGATGACTCACGCAAGCTACCAGCAAAGAGCGAACAATCCGCTCCAGCAGTAAAGCGAGAAGCCGCTTCTCAAGAAGCCGCTCCAAAGCCTAAGAAGCCAGAACCAGTTCCTGCTGATTCTGAAGAAATGGATTTCTAATGCGTAAAAAACGGGTTTTAATTCATAGCAATTTTTGCAAAATGTTTACTGGTTTTGGTAAACATAAAAAGAATTTACTATCTTATTTATACAAGACTGGTAAATACGATATTATTGAATTAAGTAATGGATATACTTGGGATTCAGAACAAATTAAATTTGTTCCTTGGAAATCACATGGAATGTTTCCAGAAGATCCAGATATTCATAAAGAAATAGCTATTGATGAAAGGCGAAAAAATGCTGCTAGTTATGGCGCAGAAATGATTGATCATGCTATAAAAGAATTAAAACCCGATATTTATTTAGGCATAGAAGACGTTTGGGCATTTAACGGTTTCACAGATAAAGAGTGGTGGAACAATGTTCATTGTATCATTCATACAACCTTAGATAGCCTTCCATTGCTCCCAGATGCGGTGAGCGTTGCTCCTAAAATAAAAAATTATTTTGTATGGGCTTCTTTTGCTGAAAAAGCGATGCATAAACTCGGACACACTCATGTTAAAACAGTTCATGGCACACTAGACACTTCTTCATTTTATAAATTATCTGATCAAAATAGATCTGCATTAAGAAAAAATTTTAATTTATCTAATGAATTCATTGTTGGATTCGTATTTAGAAATCAATTACGAAAATCAGTTCCAAATTTATTGGACGGATTTAAATTATTTTATACGAATAACCCACAAGCGAACTCAAAACTACTTTTACATACCCATTGGAATGAGGGTTGGGATATTCTTAAACTTTTAAAAGAAAAAGATATTGATCCAAAAAACATATTAACAACTTATGTTTGTAAAAATTGCGCCACATATCATGTAAAACCATTCTCAGCGCACGTTATTAATTGCGACCATTGTCGAACACAAAATAGTTGCGAAACGACTAATGTTAAAACCGGAGTAAATGAACAACAATTAAATGAAATATATAATCTTATGGATGTATATTGTCATCCATTTACTTCTGGTGGACAAGAAATACCAATTCAAGAAGCAAAACTAACTGAACTAATAACGCTAGTTACTAATTATAGTTGTGGAGAAGATTGCAGCACAGAAGCTAGTGGCGGCTTTCCTCTTGAATGGGCCGAATATAGAGAACCTGGAACTCAATTCATCAAAGCTTCTACTTTACCAAATAGCATATACTCTCAATTACAACATGTATATAATTTGTCAGCAGAATCGAAAAAGGAATTAGGAAAAAAAGCCAGACAATTTGTTATAGATAATTATAGCATCGAAGTTGTAGGCAAATTTTTTGAAGATTTATTTGATAGTTTTCCTGAAGTATCGTATACTTTTGAAAATAAAAAAGTAAAGTGCGATCCTTTTTATGATCCCGATCCGAATCTAGCTGATAAAGAATGGATCGAATGTTTATATAATAACATTTTAAATAAACTTGATCCTGTTGGTGTTTCACATTGGGTGCAACGTTTAAAAACCGATCTAAAGAGATCTGAAATTCTTAACTATTTTAGAAAGACAGCTTTAGCTGAAAATCAAAATTCTTTTTTGAGTGAAATGCTTGACTCACTTAAAGAAAATAAGAATTCAAAGAAGATAGCATTCATTCAACCAGAAGGTACTGAAGAAATTATAATTGCGACATCTCTAATTACTTCTATTAAAAAATTATATCCTGAGTATGATATTTATTTTTTTACTAAAAGCG